ACGCCTCCTCTTCTCGCTCTTTATCCTATTTGGATTAGTGGTTGTGCCATGTATGCTTGGGCTGCTTATACTCGCAAATCGTTTGGTATGCTGGCTAACTATATTCTGTTAACCACAATTGATACCATCGGTTTAGTGAGAATGTTATGAGCAATCCATTTGATTATGTGAACCAAATCCTCTATGGTAAAAAAGACTTAATTGTTGATGAGCTAACAGAAAAAGACTATATTCCATTTCTTATTAATCGGTCATTATCCTACCATAAAGACTGTATAATCTACGCCAACGAAATGAATCGTAGGCACTTCCTTGACAAGAAGCTTCAGAACCATTTTTTGATAAATACTATCAGGTCTCATAAAAGACCATTCGCAAAGTGGGTTAAATCTGAGAAAAGTGAAGATATAGAATGTGTGAAATTAATCTACGGCCTATCAGATTCTAAAGCTCGTGAAGCTCTACGCCTACTTAGTGATGAACAAATCCAAAAACTAAAAGAAAAAACCAATACGGGTGGATAAACATCATGGTAGATTTAAGCAAGTTCGTTGAAATAACACTCAACGAGCAGGATGATTTTTTGAAGGTGCGGGAAACATTAACTCGCATTGGAGTATCATCCAGAAAAGAAAGAATATTGTATCAGTCCTGCCATATTTTACATAAGCAAGGCCAATATTACTTGGTTCATTTTAAGGAACTATTCGCACTTGATGGTAAACCATCCAACATTTCTGAGAATGACATACAACGAAGAAATGCAATTGCAAAATTATTAGAAGAATGGGGTTTAGTGGTAATTGTTAATCCACAAATTATGATTGACAATATTGCACCACTCCATCAAATCAAAATTATTTCATTCAAAGAAAAACATGAATGGGAATTAGTAACAAAATATAGTATTGGTAAAAAACCAGATTCGGTGTATTAAGAGCTTCACCTTAGGACCGCCTTATGGTACGAAGCGTGCTAAAGCGGATTTGACGATACGAAATCGCTGGAGTCCGTAACCAGCATACTTAAATGTGTTGTAAAAAAACAACACCGCTTGACAAATAGTTAAAATTCTGTTATAATGGTAGTATATGAAAATTGCGCTTGCCTCGGATCTCCATTTAGAATTTGGAGATATCACTTTCACAAATCAAGAAAACGCTGATGTATTAATCCTTAGCGGAGATATCTGCACAGCTAAAGTTTTCAAACATAAACCTAAAGAACGAGCAATGGTTAAGGATTTCTTTCGCCGTTGTGCATTTCAATTCCCGCAAGTTGTTTATGTTCTTGGAAATCACGAATCATATGATTTTGATATTGCTAAAACCTATGATAGATTGAAAGCTGAATTGGCCGATTTGCCAAATATTCGTGTTATGGAAAAAGAAACATGGGAACATGAGGGCTTTACCTTTGTTGCTGGCACCCTGTGGACTGACATGAATAAAAATGATAGTTTAACCTTGTGGCATTGTGGTAAGTGCATGAATGACTTTCGGTTAATCACAAATAGTAATCGTAAGACACATCACAAGAATGTGGTGTATGCCAAAAATCCTGATGGTTCAGGTATGCACTTGAAGGATGCTGAAGGTAACTTGGTGATTGAGAGAGTTGACCACTATGAGAAATCATCACGGTGGTCGCCAGAAGATTCTGTGGAAGAACACAAAAAAATGGTTGATTATATTAATATTACTACTAAAGATAAAACCAAAAAGTATGTGGTGGTTGGCCATCATTCGCCTTCATCATTAAGTATTGCTGAGTGGTATAAAGACGACACATTAATGAATGGTGCATTTCATTCTGATTTGTCAGAGTTTATTATGGATCGGCCACAAATTAAATTATGGACTCATGGTCATATGCATAATGTGTCAGATTATATGATTGGTGAAACTAGAGTGGTTTGTAATCCAAGAGGATATGTTGGTTATGAACAGCGAGCTAAAGATTTTGAGTTAAAATATATGGAGATTTAATTATGGGAATGTTTGATTATATTACCTATAAAGATGAACGATATCAAACCAGAGATACACCTAATCAATCGCTGGATAATTACACAATCAGAGAAGATGATACATTATGGGTGGAAGAATATGATTCAGAATGGATTGATGATGAAGGCCTATTTGGTGGTTCAATAAAACAGAGCAATCACCGCTGGGCGCCATGTAGTGATTTTGATGGTAATATTCGGTTCTATCGCAACTTGGATAAAGAATATAAACATTGGTTAGAATATACAGCTCTATTCATGGATGGTAAGATGTTAAAAATTAAAGAGAAAATGGAATAATTATGAAAACAGGACCAGGTTTTAAGTTAAGTAAGTCAACGAAAAGGGTTTTAGCAACAATGACAGGCGATATGTATGGTGTGTATAAACGCATGATGATTGATGCCGAAGTTGCTGAAACAAAAGCTAAGCAAGCAAAAATTACAAAGAATGTAGGTAAGAATGAAACAAAAGTATCTTGATGCTCATATGAAGGCAGCTGAGGTATATTCTCAGTTATCTTCCGCTAAACGATTACGGGTGGGCTGTGTTGTTATTAAAGACAATACAATCATTGGTATTGGTTATAATGGTATGCCTTCAGGTTGGTCAAATGAGTGTGAAGAAATACTTGAACTGCACGATGATGGCGGCCATATAACAAGAACCAAGCCAGAGGTACTTCATGCTGAAACAAATTCGCTGGCAAAGATTGCTCGTAGCACCAATTCTAGTGATGGTGCAGCTATGTTTATAACTCATGCACCTTGCTTAGAGTGTGCTAAGTTAATTCATCAAGCTGGTATTAATAGTGTTTATTATCGCAACACATATCGTGATGAACTTGGGATTAATTTTCTGAAGAAGTGTGCTATTGAGGTTCAAAAAATATGATATATATTAGTAAGGTTCTAGAAATTTGCGAGAATGGTGATGCTATCATTGAATTGCCTGATGAGTTAATTTCAGAATTAGGATGGAAAGCTGGTGACAATTTAGACTTTGAAGAAAAAGAAGGTAAGGTCTACATAAAGAATTTGGACAAACTATAATGCCTCTTGAGGAATTAATTGGTTTTCTGAATAAGGTTAAGTGTTGGATGCCACAATCCAATTCTTATATACGAAATGAAATTGACGCTGTAATAGCAAGATTAAAACAATTAAAAGGTGAATTATGAATATTCGTGAAGTTGCTAAAAAAATGGCCATTGACAATAAACTCCCCCGAGCCGATAGATACGACTTGTTTCTCCGTGAGTTTGATAATATGGTTGAACTTGTTGGGTTTATTCAGGATCCAACTCTTGACATGAATGATTTTCGTGGTCGTGAAATGTTATTCCCAAAACGCTGGATAACACTTGCAGTATTCCATTCTAGTGAAGTTGTAGGAGTTTAATATGACAATCAAATTAATCACACTTAAAACAAACCATACATTACTAGGTGATGTAACTGAATCCAGCAAAGAATCTTTTGTTACAATCAAACAACCAGTCCAAGTGGTCAGTATTCCCCCTCGAGCTGCTAATGATTCTGGTAGTATTGCTTTCTCTCCATTCCTAGAGTATGCAAAAGAATTCAAAGAAGGATTCAAAATTAATCCAGAAGATATTTTGGTATTATCAACACCAGTTGTTGAGCTAGAGAACCAATATAACTCAATCTTCGGCAGCGGAATTCAAATTGCCACACCTAATCTTAAAATCTGATATAATGGATGAATGACAAATAATTATTATACAAATGTTGCCTGTGTTGGCAATAATATTTTCTATCGTGGTGTAAAAGATGGCAGGCGAATAAAAGGTAAAATACCATATTCGCCTACTTTGTTTTTACCAAGTAAGAAACCTACCAAATTCAAAACACTCATTGGTGAATACCTTGAGCCAATGAAGTTTGATTCTATTCGTGAAGCTCGTGATTTTGTAAAAAAATATAATGAAGTTACTAATTTCAAAATCTATGGCCAAACAAGATTTGAATATGCCTTTATTGCTGATAATCATAAAGGCATGATTGACTGGAATATAGAAGATATTTCTGTTGCTATAGTTGACATTGAAGTGGGTTCAGAGAATGGATTTCCCGATCCATATCTTGC